GATTCCGGCTTGCCGATGGGTGAAATTGGCCTGCCAGCGGCATCTGGACGACATGGCAGCGAGCAAAGCCGCCGCTTATCCGTACAAATTCGACGCCGAGGAAGCTGAAAAGAAGCTGCAACTGATCGAGCTCCTGCCGCACACGAAGGGTGAGTGGGGCTTCAAGCGACAACTGGTGACCCTGGAGCCATGGCAAAAGTTCGGGTTGGCATGCACGTTCGGCTGGAAGCACAAGAAAAAGCCATGCTACCGGCGCTTTCGCGAGAGCTACTGGGAAGTCAGTCGCAAGAACGGCAAGTCCGTGATCGCGGCCGGCGTCGGTATCAGCATGTTCGTGCTGGACGGCGAATTCGGCGCTGAGGTGTACTCGGGCGCAACCACTGAAAAGCAGGCATGGGAGGTCTTCCGGCCGGCCCGCTTGATGGTCAAGCGTACGCCGATGCTGGTCGAGGCGGCAGGCATCGAAGTCAATGCCTCGAATATGAACTTGCCAGAAGACGGTAGCCGCTTCGAGCCGCTGATCGGCAACCCGGGGGACGGCGCCTCACCGTCGTGCGCGATCATCGACGAATACCACGAGCACGATTCGGCCGCGCTGTACGAGACCATGCTGACCGGTATGGGCGCTCGGCGCCAGCCGCTGGTTCTGATCATCACGACCGCCGGCGCGAACATCGAGGGGCCGTGCTACGACAAGCGGCGCCAGGTCATCGAAATGCTTGACGGGACGGTGCCCGACGACGAGCTTTTCGGTTGGATCTTCACGATCGACGAGGAGGATGACTGGACCGATCCCAAGGTGTTGGTCAAGGCCAACCCGAATATGGGTATCTCGGTCTACCGCGAGTACCTGGAGAGCCAGCAGCAGAAGGCGATCCGCAGCGCGCGCTTCACGAATACCTTCAAGACCAAGCACCTGAACGTGTGGACGTCGGCAAAAACCGGCTTCTACAACCTCGAAAAGTGGCGCGAGTGCGAGGACAAGACGCTGACGCTCGAGCAGTTCGAAGGCCAGTCCTGCACGCTCGGGTTCGACCTGGCGCGTAAGTTGGACATGAACAGCATGGCGCGGCTGTTCACGCGGGAAATCGACGGAAAGCGGCATTACTACAGCGTGACGCCGAAGTTTTGGGTTCCCGAAGACACTGTGCGCAACGACGACAACAGGCGCATGGCTGAGCGGTTTCAGGCCTGGGTGAATATGGGCCTCCTCGAAGAGACCGAGGGTGCGGAAGTCGATTACCGCGAGATCCTAGCCGCTGCAATCGAGGCAAACAAGCTATCACCAGTTGACTGCAGCCCGATCGACCCGCACGGAGCAACCGGCCTGTCTCACCAGCTGGACGACGAAGGGCTGAATCCCGTTGTCGTCACGCAGAACTACACGAACATGAGCGACCCGATGAAGGAGCTTGAGGCGGCGATCGAGTCCGGCCGGTTCCATCACGACGGCAATCCGATCATGACCTGGTGCGTGTCCAACGTCATCGGCAAGTACCTACCGGGCAACAACGATGTCGTTCGCCCGATCAAGCAGGGCGAGGACAACAAGATCGACGGCGCCGTGGCGCTGATCATGGCCATCGGTCGCGCAATGCAGAACGAAGGCGGGCAGATGCCCGACGACTACCTACCGAGCTTCGTATGACACCTACCGTATATAACCTCTCGCTGCTGACCGGCCTGGGCCTGATCGGCTCGGGCGTGGCAATGGTCAGCGTGCCGGCGGCATTGGTGACGGTCGGCGCCCTTGTTATTGGACTGACGCTATTTGGCGTGGCCGCAATCGGTCGGAAGGGCTAAATGTTTTTCACCAAACCGAAAGCGGACAGCGGCGACCGAAGTGCATGGGGTGGCTTCTGGTTCAATCCAGCCCCCGCGCGCATCGGCGCTGCCAACATCACGCCCGACACGGCCCTGCAGTTGACCGCTGTCTACGCCTGTGTTCGCGTGCATGCGAACGCCGTGTCGACGCTGCCATTCCAGATGTACCGCGAGAAGCCGAACGGCGCGAAGGAGCAGATCCGCGACCATTGGCTTTATCGCCTGTTCGCCAAGCGCCCGAACGCCTACCAAAACCCGATGGAATTCCGGGCGATGATGCACGGCCACCTGGAGCTGCGCGGCAACGCGTTCGCGTACATCGTCAGCAATCGCAAAGGCGAGGCGACAGACCTGCACCCGATCCATCCGGACCGGATCACGATCGAATTGCTGGCCGATTTGCCAGACGGCGGCCCGAACTGGCGCTACCGTGTGCGCAACCGCGATGGCTCCGAAGTCATCATCGCGCGCGCCGACATGTTCCACATCAAGGGGCTGTCGTCGGACGGCATCGTCGGCTACAACCCGATTGCCCTGGCGCGCAAGATGCTCGCGACCGGCGCTGCGGCACAGGACTACGGCGTCCGGTTCTTCGACAACGACGCCTCGCCAACCAGCGGCATCATCGAGCACCCGACAAACTTCAAGGACAAGGAGCAGCGCAACCTGTTCCGCGAAACATGGCAGGAGCAGCAGAGCGGTGCCAACAAGGGCAAGGTCGCGGTGCTCGAGTATGGCCTGAAATATGTTCCGCCTCCGATCGTCAGCAACGCCGACGCACAGTTCATCGAGACGAAAAAGATGAACCGCAGCGAAATCGCATCGCTGTTCGAAGTGCCGCCGCACATGATCGGCGACCTGGACCGCTCGACGAACAACAACATCGAGCACCAAGGCATTGAGTATGTGACCAACAAGCTTCGCCCGCGCGTCGTGTGCTGGGAAGAGGCGATCAAGTACACGTTCCTCGACCCTGACGATGAAATCGTTGTCCGGATGCCGTTTATGGAGCTGATGCGCGGCGACATGGCAGCACGCACGGAGTACATCAATACCGGCGTCATGAACGGCACGCTGACCCGCAACGAAGGCCGGATCATGGAAGATCGCGATCCGCTGCCGGGCCTGGACGAGCCGCTGATGATGGTGAACATGATCCCGGTGAGCCAGCAGCAGGACGAAGCGGACGAAGAGGAGCAGGCCGAGAAGGCTGTGCCGCCAGTCCCGGCTAAAGCGCCACCACAGAACGCCGAGCGCCTGAATGCTCTGGCAGTTGCCGCCGCAGAGCGCGTGGCGCGCAAGGAAACGCAGTCGATCATGGCCGCGCTTGCCGCGAGTGACTGGCCGAAAGCCGTAGCCGAGGCCGGGGCAAAGCACGCGCCCTATGTCGCGCAAGCTCTCGGCGTGACGCTTCAGCAGGCCGGCGCCTATATGGATGCCCGCAAGAGCGATCCGATCGCCGCCGGCAGCGAAGAATCCGATATCTACACCGCCGCCCTGGCTCGCCTCACCAAACTGGCACTCGAAGGAACCGTATGAACAAATTCCGCATCCTGTCAGCCGTGTCCAATGAATATTGGGCACTCGAACCGGCCTACATGGCGCGCATGTCGGCAGTGCTTCAAAGCTGGGCGCTCGGAAAGAGCGCTTCGCCGGAAGTAATGGCCGACGTCCAGGCAGCGCAGGCCGCGCGCAACGAGCGCAAGAAGGCCGGCGCGAATGTCGGCGGTGGCATCGCCGTCCTGCCGATGTATGGTGTCGTCACGCAGCGCGCGAGCGCCATCGACGAAGTTTGCGGCGGCGTTGTCAGCACCGACAATTTCGCGCAGTCCTTCCGCGACGCGGGCGGCTCGGTCTTTGGCGTGGCTGACCTGTACGACCTCATCATGTCGGCACGTGGCGTCAAGCCGGTCTACGGCTTCGTCAACTCGCTGTGCGCTTCCGCCGCCTATTGGGTCGGCTCGGCGTGCTCGCAACTGATTGCCGTGCAAGGCAGCATGACGGGCAGCATCGGCGTCTATACCCAGCACGTCGACGTGAGCAAGGCGCTCGAAATGGAGGGCGTCTCGCAGGAATTTATCAGTGCGGGTCGTTATAAGGTCGAGGGCAACAGCTACGGGCCGCTGTCGGACGAGGCGCGCGCCTTCACGCAGTCGCAGATCGACGCCTACTACTCAGCCTTCACCTCGGCAGTCGCCAAGGGGCGCGGCCAGCCGATCGCCAGCGTCCGCGATGGCATGGGGCAGGGCCGCTGCCTCCTGCCTGCCGATGCGCTGGCGGCAAACATGATCGACGGCGTCGATACCTTCGACGGCGTCGTCAAGCGCATGAAAAGTGCGATGAAGTCGGGTGGTGCGAACGCATCGGTCGAGGTGCCGGGCGTGATGGCGGAAGGCGCTGTGCTCGACCCGAACGGCGCTAAGACCGACATCGTCGCCGCCGCGACGGTCGCCGCCATCGAGGAACCAGCGGCCACCGACCATAAGGCGCGCATCGCTGTCCGCGAGCGCGCACTGCAACTGGCTGGCATGTGATGGCGCGTCCGCTTCCGATGAAGTGCTGGCCGCATGGGTTCTACTGCTGCCGCGAATGCAATGAGCGCGCGAACGCAATCAGGCTGGCCGCTAAAAAAGCGCAGCCTCCGTCCGCCCTGAAACGCCTTCTTAACAAGATTTCGGGCCGCACAAGCCCAACGTGAGCTGGTCCATCGATCGGCAAGCGATGCCCCGTCGGGCATCTGTGCAACTTGAACCAGCCGCCTAGAGCGGCTTTTTTTACGCCCATACGAAAGCAAATCACATGAACAAACGTATCCTGATGCAGCGTAAAGCTGCCGCCCTGGCCGCCGCCAAGGGCTTGAATGCCGCCGCTGCTGCCGCCGACCGCGACCTGACCGCCGAAGAGCTGACCCAGTTCGATGCCCACATGGCCGAGGCCGAAAGCCTGCAAGCCAACATCGAGCGCGCCGAGCGCCTGGAAGCTGCCGACCTGGGCGTGGAAGTCGGTGCCGACGCGCGCATTGAAGTCGGCGTCGATCGCGCAACCCTGGACCCGAAGGGAGGCTTCAAGTCGTCCGGCGAGTTCTTCAAAGCCGTCAAAGGCGCGGCCATGTCGCAGCAGACGGGCCATGCCATCGACAAGCGCCTGCTGATCGGTGCCGCAGCTCCGGGTGCTGGCACCTACATGAACGAGGGCAATGGCGCGGACGGCGGCTACGCGATCCCGCCGGACTTCTCGCGTGAGATCTGGCGCGCATCGCTGGAGGAGGGCTCGCTACTGCCGATGACCGCCAACACCGAGGTTACCGGCAACTCGATGGTGTTCCCGAAAGACGAGACCACCCCGTGGGGCGGCGCAGGCGTCCAAGCTTACTGGCGCGGCGAGGCCGCGCAAGTCAACGCCAGTAAGCCGGTACTGGGCACCGATATGCAGCGCCTGAAAGAGCTGATGGTGCTCGTCCCTGTGACGAACGAACTGCTGGAAGATGCGCCGGCGCTCGGCTCCTATCTGGCACCACTCGCAAGCGAGCGGATCCAGTGGAAGGCCAATGAGGCAATCCTGTTCGGCCCGGGTGGCGGTCAGCCGTATGGCGCCCTGACGGGTGGCTCTCTGGTGACGGTCGCCAAGGAATCCGGCCAGGCAGCCGCGAGCATCGTGCAGATGAACATCTCCAAGATGCGCAGCCGCCTGAAAACGGGCGAGCTGAAAAACGCCATCTGGATCGGCAACCCCGACATCCTGCCGGCGCTGGAAGGCATGACCGTGGGCCAGATCCCGATCTTCCTGCCGCCGGGTACCGGCCTGCGCGAAGGCGGCTATGACGGCACCCTGAACGGTCGTCCGTTGATCTTGTCGGAACACGCCAACGCGCTCGGCGCGCAGGGCGACCTGTCGCTGGTGTCGCTCAAGGGCTACCGCACCATTACCAAGGCCAACGGGATCCAGACCGATACGTCGATGCACCTGTACTTCGACGCCAATGCGACTGCTTTCCGCTTCATCTTCCGCATGGACGGCCAGCCAATCATGACCGCCCCGATCACCCCGCCGCAGGGCAAGAGCACCAACACCCGCAGCTACTTCGTGACCCTCGGCGCACGCTGATCGCGGCAGGGCGGGTAACGCCGCCCTTCAATCCCTTCCAATACAAGGAACACCATGAATCCGAACGTCAAACTCTCCGAAAAGGCTGCCATTCTGGCGACTCTCGACCCGGCCAGCGTTGCCCCTAGCACCGTCGTCACTGCCTTCGTTCCGCTGTCGAATGTCGGCCAAGTCGCTGCGTTGCTGCAAACCGGCGTGCTCGGCGCTGCCGCCACCGTTGACGCCAAGCTGCGTCAGGCGCAGGATGCCGCCGGCACCGGCGCCAAGGACATCGCCGGCAAGTCGATCGCACAGATCGTCAAGGCGACCGGCGATAACGTGCAGGCCCTGGTCGAAGCGCGCGCCGAAGACCTGGATGTCAACAACGGCTACGCCTTCGTCGCCCTGTCGGTCACCGTCGGCACCGCTGCCTCGCTGGTCGGCGCCGCCCTGATCGGTTCGAGCACCCGCTACTCGCCGGCCTCGCAATTCAACCAGGCCGCCGTCAAGCAGATCGTCTAAGCCTCGCCCGCGCCCTGGCCGCATGCCGGGGCGCATTTCCACCGGATTCCCATGCCACTGATCCTGATCACGCCCCCGAACGGCGAATGTCTGCACGTCGAAGAGGCGCGCAACGACCGCCGTCTGGACGACCGCTTTGACGATGCCAAGCTGAAGGCGCTGATCGTTGCGGCCCGCCAGGCAGTCGAGTCGAAGACCCGCCAGCAGTTGATGCATGCGCGCTGGCAGTACGTGATTGACGCCTTCCCGTCGCCCGGCAGCGCCTCGTTCGTGCCGATCGGCGCGAGCGTCAGCATTCCGCCGTACGCGATCCGGTTGCCGCATTCGCCGGTGGTGGCGATCGAACGAATCGAGTACCTGGACATGGATGGAAGCTGGAAGACCATGCCGGCTACCGACTACGTGGTCAATTACGGCATGAGCCCGACCATCATCACGCCCGGCTTCGGCAAGATCTGGCCGATTCCGCTGCCGCAGATTGGCTCTGTGAAGGTGACGTACACCGCTGGTTATGCCTCGCCCATCATCACTGGCGGCGTGCTGGCGGCTGGCGAGTTCCGCGTATCCGGCCCGGTGACCTGGAAGGTTGGCGACCCAGTAGCGTTCTACAACTCCGGCGGCGTGCTGCCTGCGCCGCTGCAGGATGGCGCGAATTACATCATCGCCAGCGCAAACGGGAGCGCGTACACGCTCACCGACGAATTCGGCCAGCCAGTCACCTTCACGCAGCCCGGAACCGGGCGCAATTTCATCGGCGTGGTCCCAGCGGGAATTCGTTCGTGGATGCTCCTGCGCGTGGGTTCGCTGTACGAGTTCCGCGAAGAGGTGGCAGTCATGCAGAAGGGCGGCGTCAAAGAGCTGCCTTATGTCGACGGCCTGCTTGACCCGTTCATGTCGGTGGTCTGATGCGAGCGAGCACCTTACGTCATCGCGTCACGATCCAGGCGCGCAACACGAGCACGGACGCCTTGGGTCAGCCCACCTCGACATGGTCCGACGTGGCAACTGTTTGGGCCGAAGTCAATCCACTGTCGGGCCGTGAACTGCTACTCGCCCAAGCTGGGCGCGCGCAAATCAGTGGCGTCGTCACGATCCGCTACCAGCAACAGTTCGCCAATCCGGTAGAGATGGCAGCGCGTCGCATCCTCTACAGCGGGCGAATCCTGAATATCACCTCGTCTCGCGACGTGGACGAAATGCACCAGTACATCGAATTCAGCTACAGCGAGGGCACGAATGAGGGTTAATTCAAACGTGTCCGGCGGCGCCGAGTTGCAAGCCCGGTTTGCCAGCCTGCCCGCAAAGCTCGCCCAAAGCGTGATGCGCAAAGCCGTCCGACAAGGCGCGAACATGATCGGCGCCCGCGCGAAGGAGAATTTTTCCGCTGCCGTGACGGCTCTCGGCGGCGCTCACTCCGACACGCTCAATCCGCACATGGTCTCCGGCGCACTGCGCGCCTCGATCCGCACCGTCGAGCGGCGCGGCACACCGACCCGGGTCGTGTTCAATGTAGTGGCCGGCGACCTGAGCGGTGCTCAGAAATCGAAGTTCGGCGCCAGTTCTGCGTACTACGCGATGTGGGTCGAGATGGGGCACATTAATCGCAAGATGGGCCAGGCCCTGCGCGGCTCGCGCGCTTTCGTACTCCGCCAGCGCGAGACGTCCGAATCGAATACGCCCGCTCACCCGTACCTTGGGCCGGCTGTGGCGAGTGAGGCTAGCGCCGTGATCGAGGCTATCTCGAGTTCGGTCGCATCGCAGTTGGAGCAACTGTGAACGGCTCGCTAGCGATGAATGGCTTGCTCACGCAAGCGCTGGGTCTCAAGCAACTGGTGGCTGGCCGAATTTACCCGGACGTGATGCCGGATAGCCCTGTTCTGCCGGCGGTGACGTACCAGCGCCTGAGTGGATCGAGTGAGCGAGGATCGACCTCAGACCCGCCGCTGAAATCCGCGACGTATCAGGTCTCGGCCTGGGCGAAGAGTCGCGCCGATGCGCTTGCTGTGGCTGCGCAAATCCGCGCGGCGCTCGATCGCAAGCGGAAGCTAAGCGTGGCCGGCGTCCAGGTTGACGACTGTTTCTACCAGGGCGATGTCGATCTGTTCGACTTCGAGACGCGGACGTATTTCACGCACCTGACTTTCAAGATTCACTACCGCGACCCGCTATGACCAAGACCGAACAGATTGCCGCAGCGGTTACGAGCGCGCTGCAGCG